GCGAAACTGTCTACAAGTGAAAGGACAGCATATTACATTAACAATAAATAAATTTAAAAATGGCGAATAAAATTCAATTATCAAAAAGACGCGAATTTGACATTACTGTAAACGGTGATACGTATGCAGGTGTTCACGCGATGCCTTATGTGACTGCTGCCTTGAGAAGTCCTGACACAGTTGCTAAGGGTTATGTTAGAACAATGGACGGTCTAACAAAAAGTGCAGTAATCAACAACATAGCTTGTGCTAATCCTATTGTTGCTGCTGCTTGTAGTTTTTCAAGTGGAAACGATACTTCAACTTCAGAGCAAGTTCTTACGCTTACTGATTTAAAAGTGAACGAAGAAATATGTCGAGGAACTATCTTTCCAACTTGGATGGGTCAAGGAATGGACAGAAACGGAAACTTACCACAAGCATTTTCTGACTTCTTATTACAAGTTGTTGCAGGAAAAGCTGCTGCTCAATTAGAAATCGGAATATGGCAAGGTGCTTCACCGTTCGGTGTTGGTTTCTTATCTGACGATGGAACACAAGACGAAACAGGTGCAGACGCTTCTGCTTGTAAAGACTTCACAGAAGTTGATTTTGCTGATGCTTTAGCTGCATCTGATATATTAACTGATATGGCTTCAGTATATAATGCTGCTGCATCTGACATTTCAGGTATATTAACTAAACCTGGTGTTGGTTTCTATATGAACAACAAAACTTATGGTTTTTATATTCAAGCATTAGCTGCTGCTGGTTCTAATCAAGGACAAATTTCTGGATTAGGTTTTGACAGCAAATCTGATAGTGCTACTTATTTCGGCTACCCCATCTACAGGTGTCCCGGGATGTTTAATGATACTATTCTTTTCACTTATCCTGAAAACTTAGTATTCGGAACTAACCTTGCAACGGACTGGACTGAGGCCCGCCTCGTGCCATCCTATCAATATGACGGGAGTGATAATGTAAGAGTTGTGATGAACTTCGCTGTAGGAGTACAAACTGCGGTTGCTACAGATGGTGTTTACGGTTCAACTGTTTGGACTTAATAGATACTTTAAATGGGTGGTTGAAGAACACGAATTGGTTTAGATACCACCCTTTTATTAACTTTTTAATAATAAATAATTATGGCTTGTGATATTACAAGAGGGCGATTAATAGATTGTAAAGACCAAATCGGTGGACTTAAAGCTATTTATATTTGTAAAACATACAACACCAACATTAGTGCTGTTGCTACAATAAACACTACTGAAATGACTACAGCAGGATTTGCTACTTGGTCAGGTGCTACAGGTAGTGCTACTACTGTTTTCAAATATGATTTAGTGCCTAATTTATCAAGTATGACAGTAAACATTAATTCTGATGCTGCTAACGGTACTTCATTTTTTACTCAAACGTTATCAGTGACGCTACAAAAGATAGACCACGATATGACTAATGAGTTAAGACTTATGGCGTATTCAAGAGCACAGATTTTTGTACAAGATACTAACGACAATGTATTCTTATTAGGTATTGATAACGGCTGCCACGTTTCAGGTGGAACGGTGGTGACGGGTGCTGCTAAAGCTGATATGACAGGGTACACAATAGAATGGACTGCTGAAGAAAAGAACGCTTTAATTCAACTTCCTGCAAGTTCTGGTCCTGCTACTACTGACTATCCATTTGACGGGTTATCAGATGCAGATGCTGCTTTAACAATTACAGTAGGAACTTAATCGTTGCTCAATATATAAAGAAAAGAGGGGTTTTATTACCCCTTTTTTTGTACACTAAAAAACAATAACTAAACTTTTATATTTATAATAAAACACTATGGCTTGGAAATTAAAAAAAGAATGGGAAGGCAAAAGTATTGACAGCTTAAATATACCATTAGACGAACTAACACAAAAGCAAATAGCAGGACTAAACGAAAGCGTTAGAAATGCTTTATTCATAGAAGAAAAACCTAAAAAGAAAAAGAAAGATGTTTCAATTTGATGTGTCGGGTGCAAGTTCTGACAACTATTTTTATGTTAATTTATATGATGAAGCAGTTAAAGATGGCTATGAATTAGTACAGAAACCTATATTTGCTATCACAAGCCAACAAACAGGAAAGCAAAAATTATTCTATCCTTATTCGATGGACACCACCAAATATAATAGATATTATAAGTTTCTAGTCAAATATATAAAAACTGAAGCTGCACCTATTTTCTATCCTGGCACGGGGTTTATAGCTTTAAACGACAAAGATTATCCATTTGGATTTTATGACTTGCAAATATGGCAGAATGAACCAGGTTATAATAATCTGAATTTAGACAACACTCTTAAACTATTGTACTCAGGGCTTTTAAACGTAAATGGCACAGGAAACTCAACAGAAGTTGACTACTCTGAATATACAACAAATGATAGTGAAACGGATAATGTTTACTTAACTTATGTAAAACCTTAATTATGAATTTAAACTTAGTAAAATTATCACATTATAACATTCCTCATTTAGTTGAAAGACCAAATCAAGATTGGGTTTCTTTTGGTGAAGATAATTTATACCCTAATTATCTATTAGAATTATTTTTAGGTAGTGCTATTAATGGTGCATTAATAAAATCTATTGGTGCTATGATTTATGGCGAAGGATTAACTGCTACTAATGCAGATGAAAGCGAAGCAAATAAAGAAAGCTATTTACGACTAACAGAATTACTACATAATTCAGGTGATGACGTGCTAAAGGATTTAGCGATGGATTTAAAGCTATTCGGTGGGTGTTATGTTAATGTTATTTGGAGTAGAGATAGAAGTAAAATAGCTAAGATTTTACATATACCTGCACAATACATTAGAAGCGGTAAAATGGTAGATGGCGAAATAGACACTTATTATTATTCTGCTGATTGGTCTAAGGTTAGAAAATCTGAATACCGACCAAGACCATATGCTGCTTTTAATACAGAAGATAGAACACAAGCAAGTCAAATTCTAATGATCCGAGATAAAAACCCTGCTTTGTTTTATGGCTTTGCACCTGATTATGTAGCTGCTACAGACTGGATACAAATGGAGTTAGAAATAGCACAATTTCACTTATCTAATATAACATCAGGAATGACACCATCTATGCACGTTGGCTTCTCTAATGGTGTACCTACTGAAGAAGAAAGACGAACTATTGAAAGACAACTAAACGCTAAATTTGCAGGTAGTGGAAATGCAGGTAAAATACTTATAACATTTAATGACGGTAAAGAAACATCGCCAACAATAGAACCTATCCAAATGAATGATGCACAATCTGCTTGGGAAGGAATGTCTAAACAAGCTGTAAATCAAATCCTAGCGGGACACAGAGTGACTTCGCCTATTCTATTTGGCGTAAGAGCAGAAGGTGGTGGTTTAGGAAATAATGCAGACGAACTGAGGGACGCATTTTCACTTTTTTCAAATTCTGTAATAAAGCCATTTCAAAACATACTTTTAAAAGGATTAGACAAGATATTTAGCGTAAATGATATAAACTTAGATTTATACTTTAAGTCGCTTAAACCTGCTGATTTCATTGATTTAGATGTTGTTAAAACACAGTCAGATGATGACCAAGAAAAAGAAGGTGTGTCAAAAGAAGATATAGAAGAAGAAAATTTAAAGCACGAATTTAGAGAAGAATTATCAGATGATGAATTTGACGAAGTTTTAGAAAATCTAAATGGCGAAATAGTAGTAGATGATGATTGGGAAATAGTAGATGAAAAAGACGAAGGTGAAATAGAAGATTATGAAGAATGGGCGAAGTCTTTAATTGCGGAGAACAAGAAAGAGAATATGGCGGACGAAATAAAAAGTAAAGAGGACGCATTTAGCTATTTAGATAAAACCTTTTATAGAATACGTTTTAAGTATATTAAAAAGAGTAGAAAAGGTGGCAAGAGCAGACGTTTTTGTGAAAATATGATGACACTAGCAAGAGCAGGATTTGTTTATAGAATTGAAGATATTGACAAAGCAACAAGAGAAGGTGTTAATAGAAGATTTGGACACAAGGGCAAACCTTATGATTTATTTAAATTTAAGGGTGGTGTTTATTGCAGACACGCTTGGAAAGTTATTCTATATAGGTTAAAGTCTAAATCATTATTAAAAGTATCTGACAAAAAAATGGACGATTATAATAAAGCAGATAGTATTCCAAAAAGCTATATGCCAAGACCAAGAGGAATAGACAAGGCACAAACAGCACCTGTTAATATGCCAAATCAAGGACATTATCCAGGCGTAAAATAAATTTAAATTATGGCGATACAACACACATTATACATTAGCAGTACAAGAATAAAAAAAGACACCGCATTAGGTGGTTCAGTAGATGACAACATTATTATGCCTTACATACTACTTGCACAAGATATGTTTATACTACCTGTTCTTGGAACTGATTTAGATGCTAAACTAAAATCAGATATACAAGGTGGCTCATTAGCAGGTGCTTATAAAACACTTGTTGAAACATATATACAACCTGCATTAGTTCAGTTTTCATTTGCAGAATTAGCACCATTTTTACGACTAAGATTTGTTAATAATTCTATTGTCGTTATGGGTGATACTGACACAGGTTCGTCAGCTACTTATGAAGATATAAAGCCACTAATGGATAGAGCAAAAGATGCTGCTGAATTTTACAGAGAAAGGTTAATAGATTATATCAGGAATAATACAAGTTCGTTTCCTGAATACAGTACAAATTCTGGTGCTGATTTAGATCCGACTGTAAATAATTATTTTGCAGGAATTAACCTAGATGTTAACGTACCAAGAAGCAATAGATTAAAAGGATTTTTGCAAGGTGCAGATATTACTATATATGGGTGTTAAAGAAAGGCGTAAATATCCAAGCAGTTTGGAGAATTTTAAGAAGCTAAAAAATTATATTAAAAAATTAAACAATGGCAGGACAAAGACTAACGGACAAAGGAACATTCGGAACAACTCCGATTGATTATAGGGATT